AGAGTGGCTTGCCGCAAGATTGGGTAAGCCATCTGCCAGTATGTTTAATAAGCTAATTACGCAAACTGGGAAGCCATCGTCATCTGCTGATGGGTACATCAATGAGTTAATCGCAGAGCGCATTACAGGTAAATCTGAGCCGTTTCATGTGACCGAATGGATGGAGCGCGGCACAGCGTTAGAGCCAGAAGCTAGAGAGGCGTATGAGTTTATCTCTGGCAATGAGGTTATCGAAACGGGCTTTATTTTAGATACCGATTGGGAGTTTGGCTGTTCGCCTGATGGCTTGATATTGGATCAGGGAGGGCTAGAAATTAAATGCCCTGCGCCTAGAACGATGGTTAGTTACTTACGTGATCCACAGGTAGGCGTTAAGAAATACTGGCAACAAATCCAAGGCTGTATGTGGATAACCAGAAGGGGGTGGTGGGACTTCTTTGCTTATCATCCTGAAATGCCGCACGTTTTGGTGCGGGTTGAGCGCGATGATGACTATATCGCAAAACTAGCTACAGAGGTGGATAAGGCTGTGGCTGAAATTGTAAACCAAGTGGAGTTGTTAAAATGAAAGTAGGATTATCTGTAAGAATCGATGTAACCAAGATAGATAAGTCTCGCCTATATAAAGGGGCAAAGGGTACTTATCTCGATCTCACAACCTTTGTGGATACTGATGAGCAAGATCAGTATGACAACAATGGTTTTATCTCGCAATCTACCACTAAGGAAGAGCGCGAGGCTAACGTACAGACCCCGATACTGGGTAACGTAAAGGTATTTTATACCGATGGCAGTACGCCAAGCAGTGCGCCTGTAGAGCAAGGTGGCATGAGTCTGGAAGAGTTAGATGAGGATGTGCCGTTCTAGGGTAAAAAAGCCCCCTCGAAAGGGGGCAAACCATAGGAGGTTGCGAGTCGGGGGAACCCGCCTAATTAATATAACACAAGGTTTTTAATCATGGAATTAATCGACACTGGCAGATGCTTAATTGCCGCCCAAAGAAGCAAAGGCGTTAATAGTCGCCAGCTTGCAAAAATTGCTAAGACATCGCCACAGCAGGTATTAAGATGGCGCAAAAGCAAGAACATGAAGATACACACAATCCAGTTGCTGTGCTTATCTTTGGATATATCAATTACTGATTTTATATCATTTGGTTATAAGTAGACTTTTGAGTTTACTTTAACCGCTGAATCTTTTAAGGTTCAAAAAGTATTCGGGCTAGAGGCTGATGAACTCTTTAAATTAAACATCAGAGCGTGGTTGACCCTCCAGTGCATAGCCCCCGAAGCAGATCGGTTTCTGCCAAGGGATAGATTAGAGATTCGATACGAATACGAATTAACCGCTGAGTCGCAAAGCCCTCAGATCGTAAATTTACTTTTTCTGAAGTAAAAGGGTTAAATCATCTTTAGAAAAGTATAAACAAAGTTTAAACAAAAATAATTTATTAATCACTTGGCGAGGCTTGCCGAGCCATAGGAAAACAAAAATGAAAAATTACATAATAGAATGTACTGCTGTAATTACAGAAACTCGTGAATATATAGTACAAGCAAATAATGAAGAAGAAGCGTGTAATTTAGTGTTGAATTCAGGCGGGCAGGAAAAAGCTGATATGTCAACTTATGCTTTGTATTATGGTACTGAAGAAAATCTTTACCATTGTCATGCCAGTTCTGTCGGTGAGGTTGATGATGAAACTGCAAAACTACATTTGGGGGATCAATTCAAATGAAAATACGTTTAAGCAAACAGGATTCGCACACTTGTCAATTAATGGGTGCTGATACTGTCAAATTATGCGAGATGCAGGGATTCGCTCCACGACTTGATAATAAAAAGCAATCTAGAACAGAGGCTAATGTTTACGGATTTAAGGCAGAATTTGCTGTTGCCAGATTGTTTAATTTAGAATTGCCTACCGTTAATGTAGCTACAGATGGGGGCGTTGATTTATGGTTCGGGGACTTTACCATTGATGTTAAATTTACCAATGATGAATACGGAAATCTTATTTTCGATTCTATGGAAAAATTTAAATCACAAATTGGCATACTGGTGGGGAGAACTGATGATCCAGATGTCATGCGTGTCAATGGTTGGATGGATCGCGCTAACTTTAAAAAAACGTGTCATAGTCACAATTTCGGATATGGCGATAGGCTCTACTTAAAGCATGATGAATTATTGCCAATAGAGAGTTTATGGTCGAGACTGATGCAACACAAATTCCAATAGGAGGGATTATGTTATTAAATACTAAAGAAGATTGGCAACCAGAAGAAGCAGATGTAATTGCATGGCAGAGAGCCTACCCTGCTATCAATGTTCACCAAGAATTAGCCGCCATGGAGTCGTGGTGCGATGCTAACCCTACCAAAAGAAAGACATCCAAAGGCATCAAGCGGTTTGTTAATTCGTGGTTATCTAGGGCGCAAGATCGGGGCGGTTCGCCACAAGCTAAGTCAGCCACTAAGTCAGATTCTATTCGCGCTAAAACCATTGATATGCAACTCACAGATATATCGTGGCTAGACGGTGAAGATTACGAAAAAATGAAACAGTATTATCTAGAGACTCGCGGCTTTTATTATGACGGGGGTTTAATCAATGGCTAGTAAATATCACCCAGCAAAAATCCCCTTTAAAGGCGAGCATCCATATTTTAAAGATGGCAAGGCGTACAGCTATCGTGAATATAGTAACTGGACTTTCCAAAATGATGAGCGCAATGGCATCGTGCCTTCTACCATGAAAGGCAGATTAAGGGGGCAACCATTCTGTGAGGCTAGGCATTTATATCCTATTGCAGAGTTTGCCGCTACCAGCGAGAAGATCAAAAAGCTGAGAGGCTACTGCAAGGAAGCTAGACTGCGCGTTTTAAACTCGCCCCGTCTGGAAGGTAAATCAGAGAAGATGTCAGATAAGTGGTTGAGGGTAAAATTGTGAGTCAGGGCGATCACGTTAGGATAAACAGTAAGCGAGAGTCTGAAGATAGGCTTCCGTTTCTTTTAAAAAGGATCGAGGCGTGGGATTACTCTGCGCCTTTAGTCGTTAAATTAGAGCCCTACAAAGACCCGCGATCACTGAGCCAGAATGCTTTGTTCCATGTTTGGTGCGCTGAGTTATCTAAGGCGTTTATTAAGAAAGTGCCTACCGCTAACAAAGAAAATATGAAGCTGATGCTCAAGCAACGGTTTTTAGGTACTTATGATATTCAGGTAGGCAAGACGCTGATAGAAGGGCAGGTGAAGTCATCGTCTAAGCTAACAAAAGGCGAAATGGTACACTTTATGGATAACGTGTATCATTGGGCTAGGGAAAACGGGGTATTGCTTAAAGTGCCGCATGATTCGGAATACGCGAGGTTACAAAACCAGCAGGAGAGTTAAATGGACAAGATCGATCCTAGAGTGTTAAAGGAATTTGCAACAACAGATAGGCATCACGAAGTATTGGATGCTGTTATTGAAACTGGATCAGCTAACAAGGCGGCTAGAAAGCTAAGTTGTAATAGGCGCAGTGTTGACAGGTTATTGAAATCATTAGAGGCAAAGGCCGCCTCTCAAGGTGTAGCCCCGCACAGGGATTTGGTTCACCAGACCGCAGAGGGATTTGAAGCCAAGCGAATATCTACCGCCTATAAGGAAGATGGTTCACAAGCCCTGCAATGGGTTATTCAGGAGAGAGCCAAGGGATTAAATAAAGATCAAATAGTGGATGCCATCGAGGGTTTCGAGTGGAAGCCAGCCCCCAAGATAAAGCCGCCTAAAGGTCATGATTCTGAATTATTAACGCTCTACACTCTGACTGATTTTCACTTAGGTATGTATAGCTGGGCGGCTGAAACTGGTGATGATTGGGATATGTCGATAGCGGAGCATGAGGCTTTATCCGCAATAACCAGAATGGCAGATGGATCACCTAATAGCGAGTTGGCTATTTTAAATCTACAGGGCGACTTCCTGCATTGGGATGGATTACTAGCTGTAACTCCCGCCAGTAAGCACGTACTTGATGCCGATACGCGATATGGCAAGCTAATAGAAATGGCTTTATCTCTTACAATGCAGTGTATCGAAATACTTTTAACCAAGCATAAAAAGGTCAAGCTATTGGTTTGCGAGGGCAATCATGATGAATCTGGCTCTGCTTGGCTTAGAAAAGCGGCAAAGGTTATTTATAAAAATAATCCAAGGCTAGAGGTCGATGATACTGAGTTTCCTTATTACGCGCATTTGCATGGCGAGATAATGCTAGGCTTCCACCACGGCCATAAAAAGAAAAATACCGCGCTCCCTACGCTGTTTAGCGCAGAGCCTAGATACAGGGCTATGTGGGGTCAGGCCAAATACTGCTATATACACACAGGTCATTATCATCATAAGGAACAGGATGCGTCTGAAGGAGGCGGGGCTATTGTAGAACGCCACCCAACTCTTGCGGGTGCTGATGCTTATGCCGCTAGAGGCGGTTATGTAAGTTGGAGGGCGGCTCATGCAATCACCTATCATAATCGCACTGGAGAGCATTCCCGCAAAACGGTAGTGCCAAGTTTACGAGATGAGTAATGTTATTAACTTTCCGAAAAGTGGAATTAGTGCTGTTAGACAGTTTTGCGATTGCGGTAATGGCCTTGAGTATTGGGTTGGCGATGATGACAATGCTTACGGCATTTGCCCTTATTGCAATCTTGGGATTCCATGCGAAGTTAAAATGCTTGAAACGGAGGAAGATGAGTGAGTGCGTTGAACAAACAGGAAGGGGGCGATCATTACAAGTTAGCGATCCAGCCGATAGAATATATCACCGCGAACAATTTAGATTTTATTCGCGGAAATATCGTTAAGTACGCGACTAGGGATAAAAATGGCGCGGAAGATATTAAAAAGATCATCCATTACTGTGAACTATTGTTAGAGTTGGAATATGGCGAAGAAGAAGAAATCTACGGTCGCGCAAGAGGTTGAGAAGGCGGCCAAGCTATTACAAAGGTTGGTTAGGTTAAAGGCATCAGATGATAACGGGTACTGTACCTGCGTTACTTGCGGCAAGGTAGATCACTACAAGAATATGCAGGGCGGTCATTTTTACTCCCGTAGGCATATAGTATTCAAGCTATTTGAAGAGAACATCCACCCCCAATGCCCTGCTTGCAACCAGTGGGGTATGAAAACCACCAAAATCCAAGAAGCCTATCGGATATACATGGAAGATACGTATGGTGCTAGGCGCATCAGGGCAATGCAAAGGCTGGCTTGGAGGGCATCGCCTAAGTTCAACAGAGAAGAAGTAATCCAGTTCGCCAGAGACTTAAAAGAGCAGATCAAAGAGCAAGAGTGGCGCGTAGGCGAGATGTAGCGCAGTAAAGTGTCGTATTTTTGCATTTATATGTACGTATTTTAGCTATATGTACGTATGTTTTCACATTTTCGCCATATATGCGAAAAAGCTATAAGAAGAGCCTGTTTATTCCAAAATGTTATATACAAAAGGGTTTACTTTGTAGGGGAAGGGGCATATAGTAACACTTCAATCAATTAATAAAGGCGAAACAAAATGGAAAATGTAACAAAAAAGCAACTCCAAGAGCGGTATGACGACTTAGCAGTTGAGCTTGAATATGCTAGAAAGGCATTTCATAAGCGTGTCGATCAGATTGTTGATTGCAAACATATTGAGAGCTTGGAAAGAATGCAAAAAACCTGTGAGTTTTGGGCAGGGGATATCGCTGATATACGCACAGCAATGTTTCATATAGCAGAGCGAATCAGTGAACAGGAGGTGGCGTAATGATTAACCATCCTTATAAAGTCGGCCAAGAAGCCGCACGAATTGAGCGCAAGAAACGCGCAGAAAGCCGCCAAGCAATGGTAGCGGCAGTACTTTTGTTTCTTATATTTAGCAT